GACCGCAAGTTTTCGGGCTACTTCCCCGTTAACCCGAAACTCTTATCCTGCGGGTTTAACCAACGCAAGATCACTGGTGCAACCGCTGCAACACCAGCCATTGCAAGTGTCTTAGGGTCAGTTACGCCCGCCATGTATAAGGCTAGGGCTGCTGCCATGAATGAACGCGCCCATGAGGCTGCTACGGCTTTGACTTTGTCCATTTTGTTTTCTCCTTTGTCGGTTTGACTCCCGATTTTGGTGTTTCAACTGTTGGGAATTCGCCCTTGTAAGGGACAAACTTAGGAATTCCAAACCCAACAATTTCAGTCCCGATCTTTCGAACCTTAACCATGACCATGCCGCCGTTGCGCTGGTCGCCTGTACCGCTGGTATTGCCTTCGATCAGCACGCAGGTCTTGTCGTCAATTAGACCAACAACAATTCCAATGTGTGAAATACGATCTACTCCGTCATGTGGAAAATCCATAAATGCCAAGTAACCCAATTGCGGCATGTTTGACCAACGATTTGTTTCCTTGAACTTATGCGCGCCAATGGCAGTACCCACAACTGAATGAATTTTAACGCCTGCCTGTGCAGCGCACCAATTGACAAATGAACCGCACCACGGCAAGCCGTCAGCCTTTGTAAATTTGCCGTACTTTGTCAGGTTATCGCCTTGTTCAACTGTGCCAATTTCAGCCTTTGCGGCTTCAATCAGTGCAGCTGAAGTCCCTGTTGGATAACTCATTCAGCCGAAACCTGCGGCGTGGGTTGCTCTAATTCAAATTTTTGGCGCGCTTTTTGCAAATAATCTAAATGTTCGGCAAGTTCAATTTCCGTCATGTCGCGATCAACAATTTCATTTGTTTGCGCGTTGTGAATTCTAATTTTGCTCATTATTTAACCCCATAAACTAACATTGTGCCAGTAGATAAATTTCCACCAGTATTTAAAACTTTCAATGACGTGATTGCGCTTGTTGTCCAAATTCCTGCGTTGTGGCTTACACCTGCTTTTGGTGAAGCACTGTTTGCTTCCCATTGGTAAATGCTTCTAACAGGTTTCAAAATGCTTGTTGAAGTGTAGTTGTCTATCCACAATGCAAATGCGTTGTTGCTATCAGTACGGTCAACATTGACGTTGTGAGTGCGCAAAGTTTCTGCCGTTATAGCCGCAACCCCGCTATTTGACGCATTGTTGAAATTGTATGTGTACTGACCCGTGACAAGGTTAGTTGCTGCATTTGGTTGGACTTCAAAGCCACCGTCCGCAGTTGCATTTGTCATGCCTGTTATTAAAACAAATAAAGAAACGTAAGTTTGGTCAATTGAAGAAACTGTAACTGAAGCGCCTGACAAAGATGTTGTGGATAACAAAGTCATGCCACCACCTGAAGCCGTAGCCCATTTCAACCCAGTAGGCGTTGAACTGTCTGCCGTCAAAACCGTATCGTTTGCACCCACTGCTAATCGCGCTGGTGTATCTGCTGCGGTTGCTGCTATTAAATCACCTTTTGCGTCAACGATTGTTGGTGCAATAACTGCCGCGCTATCTAGCGCAAGTGTCACTGAACCTGAAGTGCCGCCACCTGAAAGACCAGTACCAGCGTTGACTGCAGTAATGTCACCCACGTCATTTGTAATCCATGTAAAATCCATGTTTGTGTTTGACGCCTTGGAAAGAATTTGACCAGTTGTGCCACCCAGCAAATCAGCCATTGAGGTTGCAACGGCTTGACCAAAAACTTCAAAGTCAGCAGGTAAATCCGTAACTAAATCTACGGACGTGGGCATCTGCCACGAAAACGGAGTTGTCGGGTTTGTAATTGGAGTCTCCTTTGTTAAGTGATAATTGTCGCACGTGCCCAGTCAAGCGATGGCGACACGCCCGACCAGGTAAATGTGTTAGAAATTTCGTCCCATTGCAATGCCTGTAATGAATAAGCAACGGGCGAAAGATTAAGCGAGACTGAAAGGGTGTTGTATCCCGCACGGAATGACCAGCCCTCGACGAAGCCCTGGAAGATTGAACCCATGTTGCTAGGCAGATCAGCGATCGAAACGGGCATGCCCATAAAGACACCGATCAAGTTATCGCGGTCAGAATTGTCCACTTCAGGGTTGGTCAGGTCGTAGGTAATTTCGCTAAAGATTGGCTGTGGGTCTTTTCGAAGTGCCAAGTAAAAGTTTGCTTGGGCAGTCGCGTCAGCTGAATTGTGCAGGGTTGTCGAAATGATTTGAGACAATGTGCCATAAGTGTTGATTGAGTCCGTGTCACTGGCAGATTCATCGCTGCTGCTCGTTGCCCCGTATTTGATCGTTAAGTTGTTTCGCACGTCACCTGCGCGAATATCTGTACGCAACCCCGCTGCACGGGCTTGGTTGGCAGTTATATTGACGTAACCGTTTGCTGAGAGGTATTGGCTTCGGTGTGTTGCGTCAGCGTAAGAAATGCGCCCCTGCGCGTCTTCATAAATGTATCCAAGCCCTGACGTCGCTAGGGCTGAAATTAGGGTGTAGACGTCGGTTCGGTTGCTTGTACGGGCTGCCAATTCGTAATCGCCTGGACGATCAATTTCACCTAAACCTACGTTTTCAGCCGTTGCCCAGGTTGTTGTTGGGTCATAGGTTGCCCAGGTTAATGCGCCTGGCACTTCAGCCCATGTATTTAGCAATAATTCCGCAAGAATTTCGTAGATTTGATTTCCGTCAAAATCCTTTGAAAGTACGCCGTTGGTCAATGCTTTCGGCAGGCGTGATAACGCGCCCAATGCCGTAATCGAATAGGTCTGCGTGAACGTGGTCGAACCCACGTCACGCACTGTCAAACCAATGTCCACGACGTTACCGCCGAAGATTGGGACAAATGTGTTCGAAGTGTTTTTGATTGAAACGCCAATTGTTGAATTGATTGCAATTGGGATTGTTGCTTGATTTAGATCGATCAACTCAATGTTTGTATAGCCCGCTTGCGCCTGCTCATAAATGTTTGTGCGACCGCTTTGAATATTCAGGTTTGCCAGAATTGCGTTGGTGTATTCAACGCCGTCAATTTCAACTAGCCAAACTGGATTCCATTGCGTCATGCTAATTGCAGGTTATCTGCGCCACCTGTGCCGCGATAGAATGAATCATTCAATGTGTTAATGATTGTTCGTGCTGTGCCCTCTTTATCAATTGCACCTGTAACCGTGAGGTTAATAGTCGTGCCTGCTACTTGTCCAGTTGGAAAACCGCTTGCAGCATAATTTCCAGCCCGAGGATAACTTGCAAGATTTAAGCCATTATCCGCGTCGGCTGCTGCTTTAGCTGCGCTTGATATGCCACCGCTAGCACCAGGGGTAACACCAGTTAAACCGCCACCGCCAACGCTCGGGATAGTTGGAATTTTCATACCACTTGAAGATGATGAACCAGTTGACGCGGTACCTGTATTAAAACTTTGACCGCCTGGCGTTGTGCCGCTAAATCCTGCAACCGACGGCATAGCGCCAATTTTTCCAATGCTGGCAATATCTGCACCTGGCTTGATTAAGTTAAGCCCACGGATAACCAAGTTAATGCCGTCAATTGCAAAATTGATCAATGGTTGAATTGCACTTAAAACTTTGCCAAAAATGGTGATGACAAGCCCGGCAATCTCGCCGACAATACTAAGCCCAGCGCCAATAACTTTGCCTATCTTTGGCGCAAAATATGAAACGACTTCAAAAAATGATTCAAATTCGTCTTTGCTGCCAATGATTGCGTCCTTGACATTGTTAAAAATATCTTTTGCACCTTCAAAGATAGGCAAGACCGTGTTTTTTAATGTTGTACCAATGTTGGTCAATGACTTGCTAAAGGTGTCAGCCTTCATAAAATCAAAGCCTTTACTAAATGTTTCAATTACTGGCAAGGCTGATTTGTTAATAAAAGTAATTAGTGTTTCAAGTACTGGCAAAAATGCAAAACCAATTGTTTCTTTGACTTCATCAAATGCGACACCTATACGATCAAGACGACCTTGAAACGTATTGGCTTCTTGTTTCGAAAATCCATCAAAAGAAGTTCGCAAATTGTCATAAACTTTGTTGAAGTCTTTTGTTTTTAAAATTGATTGGTCAATGCCTAAACCTAATTTACCTAATGCGTTTGTGTTGCCGTCGTATCCCTTGCTTAATGAATTGGCAATTGCTTCCAACGGCTTGCCCGTTGCCGCACTAATGTCAAGCGCCAAACTCAATAACTTTTGTGCTTCTTCGGTGTCCTTTGTTGATCTAACTAAACGCGCAAATGCAGGGCGCAATTGATCGTCAGTGACACCCGTGGCTAGGGCAGTTTTTGTAATGTAAGTTTCAATTGCTGCAACTTGTCTTTTTGTTGCCCCGGTCGTATTTTCTAAAGTGAGTGCAAGAATTCGTTGGGCTTTCTCATCTTCCAATGCAGCCTTGACGCCGTCTACGCCTATCTTGATTGCAAAAGCACCAGCAGCAACGGCGGCTGCGGCAAATGCGGCACCAATCGCTTTGCTTGTCTTGCCGATTTTGTCGCCGAATGTATCAACGTCTTTTGTAGCTGAAGTCAGCGATTTGTTAAGACCGTCAACGTCGCCAAGAATTGAGAGTTTGAGGGTACGACTGCCAGCAGCCATCAGTTGTATTCCTTAACTATTTTTGAAAATGATTCTTCCCATTTTTTAACAATTTCAGGTTGGACGCTTCGAAGTGTTGGGTAGATAAACCAACCGCGTGACCCGCGACCTTCGCGACCCGACCAGACTGGGAACTGCTTTTTTG